AGCACGCTTCGTCAAAAATTGCTTCGCGGGGACAAGGAAGGCGCTGCGGACGAGTTCTTGAAGTATTGCATGGGTGGGGGTAAAATCCTCAAAGGGCTGCAAAACCGCCGCATTGATGAACGTGCCTTATTCCTCTCATAGGATAACTGATGACCACACCGTCCTACGTCCTGACCTACGATAGCCTCACGAGCACGGTGCTTCAGTACCTTGAGCGTAGCGACCCCGCCGTCGTCGAATTTATCCCAGTGGCCATCACGTTGGCCGAGTTTGAGATCGCCCAAGATATCAAGACACTGGGCCAGATGGCGGTGGTGGACGCCACCATGAACATCGGCAACCCGGTGATCGCCAAGCCTGCGCGCTGGCGCAAGACGGTGTCCATGACCATGGTGGACGCCACCGGGGCCAAGACGCCCATGTACCTGCGCAAGCTGGAGTACCTGTCAAGCTACTGGCCTGATGTTACGGCAACCGATACACCGCTGTTTTACTCCGATTACGACTACGACCACTGGTTCATCGCACCCACGCCCAGCGCTGCGTTCTCGTTTGAGGCGCTGTGTTATACCCGCTTGGAACCGCTGTCCTCTTCCAATCAGACCAACTGGCTTACCCAAAACGCGCCCAACGCGATGCTCTACGGCACGCTCAAGCAGACCGCGCCCTTTGTCAAGGATGACCCCCGCTTGGCGGTCTGGTCGGGGCTATTTGACAGCGCCATGGCCGCGCTCAAGGCTGAGGACCAGCTCCGCATCGGTGACCGCCAAGCAATTGCTCAGGACTCTTAATCATGACCACCTACACCAACCCGTTCACTGGCCAGACCATCAGCCCCTCGTCGGTCAGCTACGAGTCCTTGACGCTATCGGGCAACACGACGCTTGAGTGGCCAATTAATGGCAACCTCAACACCCCGGCCAGCAGCATCGTCGACGTAACGGCCACCGCGCCGGGTTACTTGCTGAACTTGCCGCCAGCAACTCAAGTGTCTACCGGCCAGACCATTATTGTGCGCAATATAGGTCTTTTGGCCAACACCTTTACGGTAGCCAACAACTCCGGCGGCACCATCATATTGGTGTCCTCTGGGGTGGCCCAGTTCATTTTCTTGACCGATAACAGCACCGTCAACGGTGTTTGGTCTTCAGTAGTGCTTGGAGCGGGAACATCTTCGGCCAACGCCGCCGCGCTTGCGGGTTACGGTCTAACTCCGATTGGCCTTACCCTCAATCAGGCGTACACCACGACTGCGTACTTCAGCACCACAACGCTTCCCTCTACGGTACGCGCGCAATTGGTGCTTTGGGAAAGCGGTGTAGGGACGTTCTATTTGCCGTCTGCGGCCTCGGTAGGCGCCAACTGGTTTTGTATGATCCGCAACAGCGGTACGGGTATCTTGACACTGACCCCCAGCGGCACAGACACCATCGACGGCAACGCAAGCCAACAACTCCAGCTCACCGAGTCGCTGGTGCTGGTGTCGGACGGCACAAACTGGAACACCTTTGGTTACGGGCGCTCTAACAGCTTTGCCTACACGCAGCTAGCACTTTCAGTTACTGGTGGGACCACCACGCTTACGTCAACGCAAGCGGCCAACACCATCCAGTATTACTCTGGTGTGCTCACAAGCAATCAAATTATTGTGGTGCCGTCCACGGTCCAGCTATATGTTGTCACCAACAACACCACGGGGTCTTTTTCCTTCACGGTAAAGACAGCCGTTGGTGGCGGCGCCACTGTTGCTATCCCTCGTGGAGCCACGGTCACGCTGGTGTGTGATGGAACCAATGTTTACGCCGCTGGTCTAAGCGCCGGAAGCGGGTCTACTACCTTTGCGGCTATCACGCTGGGTAACGGCTCCACGGCGGTTCCGTCGCTTAACTTCTCGGGTGACCTGAACACCGGGGTTTATTTGCCCGCATCAGGGCAATTAGGTTTTGTGGTGGGTAATACATTAGTTGGCTACTTTAGTTCAACCGGCTTTAAGGCGCTAGGCGGTATTGCGGGGGGTGTTTTCTAATGACCAAAAAAGTCATCTCAATGGAAGTCCCTCCGGGGATACAGCGTGATGGTACGGTCTTTGATGCGCCTTGTTACACGGATGGTAAGTGGGTTCGTTTTCAACGCGGCAGGCCTCGCAAAATCGGCGGTTATGACGCCGTGTTTTTGAACGCATCGGGCATTTCTCGCGGCATGGCCATGACGGCGGTTAACGGCTTTAACTACGTCGTATCGGGCTACAACAATGGCTTGCAGCAGTGGATAACCGGTCCCAGTGGTGGCGTGGGGTCTGGACCTTACAACTATACGCTAAACAACTTCACGGCCAGCGACAACAACCTGTGGCAGTTTGACATCTCATACGACTCCACCGGCAACATCTCCAACACTTTAGTAGCGCATCCGGGGCAGAATTTGTCGTACCTAACCTCCACGGTGAATACACCGGTGTTGTATGGCACGTTTCCGGGCGACTACACCGCGCTGTCGCTGTCTAAAGTAGGTGTGTTTACGGCTTCGGCCAACACCACGAACGGCAGTTCCACGATAACGCTTTTGGCCAACAACGTCAGGGTTGGCGCGGGGCAGAGTATCTCCGGCACCGGCATACCGGCCAACACGACGGTGTCCTCGATCACGGGCACTACGATCGTCATGTCCAACAACGCAACGGCTTCTACGACGAGTAGCCTGTCGGGCGTATATTTGACCAACACCTCGGGCAATTTTGCGTGTACCGCCACCTCTGGGCTGGCTACTGGGCAGCTCGTCAATATCAGCGGGACCACGTCAAGCACGTCGCTCGGTTCTTTGTACGCCAACAGCACGTCTGGCCTGTTCAGCTACACAACCGGCGCCCCAGTGACGGTAGGCCAAACCGTAACTGTGACTGGCTCTACGACCGATACTACGTTGGCCAATGTGTACGCGACTGGTACAGCGGGCGCTTTTTCATGTGCCAGCGCCGGTACAACAATTAGCGTTGGCCAGCAAATAACATTCAGTGGCACGGCAACAGATACCACACTAACCGGCTTGTACGCAACTACCACTACGGGTAATTTCATCTGCAATGCGCCAGCAGCTAACTTGGCTGTTGGGCAAGTCATCGCTCTTAGCGGGACCGGCACAAATACCGCGCTCAGTAACGTCTACGCGACCGGCGCTGCGGGAACCTTTGTTTGTAGCACCGCTGGTACTGTCTTGCAAGTTGGCCAGCCAGTAACTGTCAGCGGAGCCACGAGCACTACGGCGCTGTCTTCGGTGGTCATCTCCGGTACGGCAGGCACGTTCACTTGCGCCGCATCGCCCGTGACCTTGTACGTGGGGCAACCGGTCGTCATCAGCGGCACGTTTGGTGGGACTGGAAGCATTAGTGGCTACTCCAACCCAACGACCTACTACGTCATCGCAACAAACGGGTCCACCACGTTCACGCTCTCGGCAACTCTGGGCGGCTCAGCGGTGACCACGGTGGCGGGCACCCCAACCGGCGTGACCTACACGCTGAGCGCTGCCACCATCACCGGCTACACCACGCCCAAGACCTACTACATCATCGCTACGGACGGGCTGACTTCTTTCACGTTGTCGGCAACTTCGGGCGGCGCTGCGGTCGTCACAACAGTGGGCGCTACCACCGGATTGGGGTTTGCCGCTAACGTGGCGAGCATAACCGGCTACTCTACGCCCACCAACTACTACATCATCGCCACCAACGGCTCCACGACTTTTCAGTTGTCGGCCACCTCTGGCGGCTCTGCGGTTACGACTACGATTGGGCCGGGCACGGGCTACACGCCCACCGCCAAGGCCTTGACCATCACTGGGTACTCCACGCCGACTACCTACTTCGTCATCGCCACCAACGGCTCAACGACGTTCACGCTATCTACGACCGCCAACGGGAGCGCTGTGACGACAACGGTAGGCCCCTCTATCGGCTTGACGGTGACCTCGTTGGCCACGTCCATCACCGGGTACACAAGCCCCAAGGTTTACTACGTCATATCGACCAATGGCACGTCTAACGTGCAGCTTTCCGCCTCCTCTGGTGGCGCGGCCATAACGACGACCATCGGCCCCGCGACAGGGCTGCTGTTTACCTTGAACGCTCCAACTCTGCTCTCTGGTGTCGCCATCGCGGGCATTGCGGGGCAGTTCTCCTGCACCGCAGCGGCGGTTACGCTGGTCGTTGGCCAGCCTGTCCAGATCAGCGGCACATTTGGCGGTACGGGGTCTATTACGGGTTACGTGAACCCAACCACGTACTACATCATCGCCACCAACGGCTCAACGACGTTTACCTTGTCCGCGTCTTTAGGCGGGTCGGCCATCACCACCACTGCTGGCACACCTACTGGCCTGACGTATGCTTTGCTTCCAGCTTCGATACCCGGCTATAGCAACCCGACGAGCTACTACATCATCGCAACCAACGGGACTTCCACGTTCCAGTTGTCCGATACTGCTGGCGGCGCCGCGTTGACGACCGTGGTGGGCACAACGACCAACTTGACGTTCACGGTGTCTAACCCTGTCACGGTCACCTTTGACAACAACATCGCGGTGTCTGGCGGCTGCGTGGTGATCCACCCGTACTTGTTCGTGTATGGCAATAACGGCCTGATACAGAACTCCAGCGCAGGGGACTTTGCCAACTGGGTCAGCCCGGACGCCAACGCGACCAACGTGGCCACCGGCAAGATCGTCAAAGGGCTACCTATCCGTGGCGGCTCTACGTCGCCATCTGGGCTGTTTTGGGCTGCTGACGCGCTCATCCGCGTGAGCTTCCAGCCATCGTCTTCGGGCGGCACGAACTACTTCTGGTCCTACGACCTAATAAGCAGCCAGACCTCGATCATGTCGTCTAGCTCGGTCATTGAGTACGACGGCATTTACTACTGGGCTGGCGTGGACCGGTTCTTGATGTACGGCGGTCAGGTGCAAGAGATACCTAACGGCAACAACCAGAACTACTTTTTTGACAACATAAATTTAAACCAGCGCCAAAAAGTCTGGGCAACCAAGATTCCGCGCTATGGTGAAATCTGGTGGTTCTATCCCAAGGGCGATGCCACCGAATGCACCGATGCCGTTATCTACAACGTGCGCGATAAGACGTGGTACGACGCTGGACAGGCTGCGGGCGCACGCCGCTCTGCGGGTGTTTTCTCGGAGGTATTCCCCAAGCCTATCTGGGCGGGCAACGAGGCCAATTCTGAGGGAGACTACACCCTATGGCAACACGAAACCGGCGTGGACAGCATCTACTTGACCAACGTTAACGCCATCCAGAGCTACTTTGAGACTTATAGCATAGGCACGTTGGGTGGGCTGGTGGGCTCGGTCCAGCAGCCGGGCGACAACCTGTGGACGCGCTTGGAGCGTATCGAACCTGACTTTGTACAAGAGGGCGACATGACTGTGGTGGTTACGGGGCAAGGCTACGCTGAAGACACCGTGGTGGATTCTGCGCCTTACACGTTCTCACCGAATACGCTCAAGATTGACATGCGCGAGCAGCGCCGCGAAATGCGGCTGCGCTTTGAATCAAACACCGCGGGCGGGACGTACCAGACTGGCCGCGTGCTGTTGTCTATAACCACTGGCGATGTTCGCGGAACGGGCAACCCATGAGTGCCGCACAGGTCTACGACCCCCGCAATCTGACATGGGACACTTGGTGTGCGCTCATGTCCGAGCTATTTGCGGCCAATCAATTGGGCGTTTCTCCTGAAGCGCAGTGGAAAGAATGGGCTAACGCGTTATCAGGCATCGGACGTTTTGTTGGCGTTCCGGGCAGCAACGGCTTTGATACTTGGCAAGACTGGGCTATGGCTCTTAATAACGCATTACGAAAATAATTAGGAGTAATCATGCCAGAACGTAAAGGAAATGAAGATGATGGTGAAGGAAAATCATCATCATTAGCCCCGTTATACTCAGCGGAAGAAGGGACAATTGATGTACCTAAACCCGCCAGCGTTCTTGCGCTTGAAGCAAGTCTTGGTCAAACATTAAATCCATATTATGCCCACCAAGCTACCCCCCATGAAGGACAAGGGTACGATTACGGCCCCCCTATAGGCTACGCTTATAGCACTGGGGGTCAAAATGTTTTATTTGACACAAGTGGAAATTACCAAACAACACAAAAACAACGTACCGTAGCTCAAGATTTAGTTCCTCTCATTTCTCTTTTTGCGATGCCTCTTATGCCAATGGCTGGGGCTTATATCGGCGAATCGCTGGTGAGTGCAGGCGTTTTAACGAGTGCCGCAGATGCTGCTTTTGCGGCTGCGGCAGTTGAAGGCGCAACTCAAGCATCTATTGCTGCCGCAGGTACTGCTGCCACAGTAACTGCCAATATTGTTGGTACTGCTGTAGCAAATACCACTCTTCAAGTAGCTCTAGGCAAGCCCGTTGGTGAAGCCGTGCTTAGTGGCGTGGCCGGTGCAACAATAGGGATATATAGTCCTGTCGCTACAAAAGCGTTGACAGAGGCTATGGGCCACCCAGAAATAATGGCTGCAATTGTGAAGGCTGGAGGGTCGGCAGCGCAAACCATTGTTGCCGGAGGAAATGCAGATGCAATTAAAAATGCATTTGTTGGTAGCCTTGTAAGTACCGCTACTACCAACTTGGTTACCAATGCTTTTAATACCGCGATGCCTGACCTTAACCCAAGGACAGCCCAAGTTATTGGTGCAGCTACTAGCGGTGCTATAAATGATGGCCCTAAAGGCGCATTAACATCAGCGGTAACTACGCTTGGCGAACAATTCATACAAGACGCTCAAAAAGCAGCAAAAACAAAAACAGGCGGTGGTGGTGACGTAGCTGCTGAAGACACTGGTGGGGGTGGGCTAGGCGGTGATGTAGCTGCGCTTGCCACTTCACAAATTAGCGCTTTGGATAGCGTAGGCGGTGGCCGAGGCAATATAAACCCGGCGACTAGGTACGTGCCTGTTCAAAACGTAGATGCAGATAACCCGCTTGCGATTACAGCATCTGACGCATTAAGCGCTGCAATAGGACGTGACGGCGTTCCTTCTGGGGCTGACATAACCCCTGTGTACCTTCTTACTGAAGATGACCCAGAAGCGCCGGGGGGTATAGCGCATACTTGGTACACAGATATTTCGGTGACAAATGCAGATGGCACGGTAACCGGCTATCGTGTTAAGTACGATCCTGTTACTGAAAAAACATTTTACGAAAGCCATTACACAGATAACGGTAATCCGGTCACTGTTGTTTCTCAAAAACCGCCTACGTATGATGTTAATACCGGGTCTTTTACTGCCAAACCGGGCGATACCACTAGCGGGTTAGGAAGTGCGGGTACGCAAGACGTTGAGGCTATAACAAGTAGCCCAATTGACGTATTGAATACGCAAGACGTTGAGGCTATAACAAGTAGCCCAATTGACGTGCTTACTACTCAAGACATAGCAGCTTTAACAAGCAGCCCAATTGATGTATTAAACACGCAAGCTGCTGAGGCTATAACAAGTAGCCCAATTGACGTGCTTACTACTCAAGACATAGCAGCTTTAACAAGCAGCCCTATTGACGTATTAAACACGCAAGAGACTAAAGCTCTAGCAAGCAGCCCAATTGATGTGCTGAACACGCAAGAGACCAAGGCTTTAGCAAGCAGCCCAATTGATGTGCTGAACACGCAAGAGACCAAGGCTTTAGCAAGCAGCCCAATTGATGTGCTGAACACGCAAGAGACCAAGGCTTTAGCAAGCAGCCCGATTGGCGCGCTTACTACTCAAGACATAGCGGCTTTAACAAGCAGCCCGATTGATGCGCTGAACACCACGGGTTCTGCTTTGTCTAGCCAAATGATCGGCGCGCTTACTACCCAAGATATAGCTGGGCTTAGCACTCAAAATCTATCTGGGCTTAGCACTCAAAATCTATCTGGGCTTAGCACTCAAAATCTATCTGGGCTTAGCACTCAAAATATAGTTGGGCTTGGTACTGAAAACTTATCGGGGCTTGGTACTCGTGGTGTATCCGGACTTGGTACTGAAGTTGTTTCTGGGCTTAGCACTCAAAATATAGTTGGGCTTGGTACTGAAGCTGTATCCGGACTTGGTACTGAAGTTGTTTCTGGGCTTAGCACCAAGGACATCAAATCCTTAACTACGGAAGACCTTACGGGGCTTAGCACCAAGGACATCAAATCCTTAACTACGGAAGACCTTACGGGGCTTA